CTATTGTGCGCGCGAAATTCTAAAAACGATTTTTTCCCGGGGACGGCCCGGGGCCTGGGAGGAGGCGGGAAACATGGCCAGACCACGTAAACTGCTGTCAGAACAGACCGGTCACCTGACTGTGTACACCAAGGAGCGCCGTAAGATCGAGGAGGAATCCGTCCGCCAGTCCGTCAAGCTTCCGGCCAAGCCCCCGGCCTACCTTGACAAGCTGGCCAAAAAGGAGTGGAAGGCAAAGGTCTCCCTCATGAACGAGAACGACACGATCGGGGAGCTCGACCGTGCCAATTTCGAGGGCTACTGCATCAACTACTCCGGCCTTGTGCAGACGACACGGCGGCTCGAGTCCCTCCGGAAGGAGAATCCTGACGACCTTGAGACCGAGGCGGAGCTGCTCAAGATGCAGAAGACGTACTCCAGTGAGATGCGGGCCTTCGAGAGCAAGTGCGGCCTGGACCTTTCCAGCCGGCTGAAGGCCGCGTCCAATAATTTTGATAAGGAGACGGCCGACATAGAGTCGAAGTTCGGCGTAATCTGACGACATGACAATCCTCGAAGAGATCACAGCTTATGCCCATGACTGCATTGACGGAGATCTCCGGGAGAAGAGCGGGAAAAAGCACCGGTGGGCATGCATGCGGCTCCTCCGGGACATCGGGCGCGTCGGATCCGACGGTTTCCCCTATGTCTGGGACGAGGAACGGGCCCAGAGCATCGTCGACTGGTTCACATATCTGAGACATTCCAAGGGCGTGCTTGCGGGCACGCCCATCTATCTGACGACCTGGCAGAAGTTCAGGATCTGTCAGATCTACGGATGGGTCCACAAGGACACGAGGCGCAGGCGATTCCGCAAGTCCTACACTCAGGTCGGCCGCAAGAACGCTAAGTCGCAGGAAGAGGCCGGCATCGCACTCTTCGAGATGAGCGTCACGGCGACCAGGAACGGGGAAGTCGCGGAGATCTACACGGCCGGCACGAAAAAAGAACAGTCTAAGGTTGTATTCACAGAGGCGGACCTCATGCTCAGGGGCTCGCCTCTTCGCGTTAAGTTCAAGATAAAGACCGACTCCATCAAGCACATAAAAAGTGCGTCGACAATGAAGCCGCTGTCCAAGGAGGACCGGAAGACTGGCGACGGCTCCAACCCTGCCCTGCTGGTCATAGACGAATATCATCAGCATCCGACAACGGAGTTCTACGACCTCGGCCTCGGATCGCAGACGAAAGAGCCCCTGCTCATGATCATCACAACGGCGGGCGTCGACCTTAACTGTCCCTGCAATGTCCAGGAATACCAGTACTGCAGCCGGATCCTGGATCCGGATGTCGACATCGAGGACGACACTTACATGGTCGACATCTGCGAGCTGGACACGGGAGACTATGCCTCGGTAGACAATCTGGCCAATGAAGATCTGTGGTGGAAGGCCAACCCGATTCGCATGAGCTACCCGGAAGGTCGCCAGAAGATCCGGGAAGAGTGGCAGATCGCCTTGGACGTCCCCGAGAAGATGACGATCTTCCTGACCAAGATCATGAACATCTGGGTCCAGGCGGTCAAGAACGGCTATATGAACATGGCCAAGTGGAAGGCGTGCGAAGTCAAGGAGCTGCCGATCGACGTCAAAGGCCAGCCGGTATATGTCGGCCTCGACCTTTCCGCCAAGCTCGACATGACTTCCGTCGCTTTCATAATCCCCTTCACCAAGGAAAATGACGCCCAGGGGAACCCGATCCTGCAGTACATCGTGTACTGCCACAGCTTTATTCCGAACCGGGACAGGCTGCGCGAGCACGTCCGGACAGACAAGGCGGCGTATGACGCCTGGGAGCGCCAGGGATTCCTGACGGTGACGGACACACCGATCGTCGACCAGTCCCGGATGCTCGAATACATTTTCGAGACCTGCAAGGAGAACGAGTGGAAGATCCAGTGCTTCTGCTTCGACCCGGCCAACGCTGCCAAGGTCATGATGGAGCTGTCCGCGGCCGGCTACGACGTGGAGGAAGTCTTCCAGTCGTATAAGCACCTCAACGAGGCGACCAACGGCTTCCGGGAGCAGGTCTACTGCGGCCACGTCTATTATCTCTACAATCCGATGCTCAACTACGCGATGAGCAATGCGGTGCTGCGTACCAATAACGGCCTGATCAAGGTCGACAAGGACGCCACCACCAAGAGAATCGACCCGGTAGACGCCACACTGTGCGCCTTCAAGCTGGCCAGCTATCACATATTCGGGAGTGACTTCGACGAGATCATCGACAAGTTTCTGGAGATGGACCTATGAATTTACAGGAAAGGCTAAAAAATGCATACAAAGCCCTGCGCGGGGCGGAGCTGAAGGACAGCGCCGAGACGGAGGTCACGACCTACGGCGACGGTGCGGAAAAGCTCCTCGAATGGCTCGGAATAGATTCGAAGAATACGAAGGCCATCAACGAGGTGACTTACTACACATGCCTGAAGCTCCTGGCAGAGACGATCGGGAAAATGCCGATCAAATACTACCAGCGGACGAAAGTCGGGCGGATCCGCGCGCAGCCGACAGCAATGACCCGCCTCATGTCGGTCCGGCCGAACCCGTACATGACACCGACGACCATGTGGACAACGACGGAAATGAACTGCCAGCACTACGGAAACGGCTACATCTGGATCCGGCGAGCTTTTACCCCGTCCACATACGGCGGGGAATACAAGCCGCTCGACATGTGGCCGATGCAGTCAAACTGCGTGACGGTCTACATGGATGACGTCGGGGTCTTCGGCGACGAGGGCAAGCTCTACTATGCTTACGTCGACCCGAGGACGGGGAAGAGCTATATGTTCCCATCGGAGGACGTGATCCATGTCCGGACGTGGTATTCGCTGGACGGCATCACCGGACAGCCCGTCAGGAAGATCCTTAAGGACACGATCGAGGGCATGTCCGCGGGACAGGACGTCATGAACAGCCAGTACAAGCACGGCCTGAGCGCGGCGATGGCAATGCAGTACCTTGGCGACCTGTCCGACGGAAAGCGCAGCCAGCTCGCAAAGAAATTCGCGGACGCACTCTCCGGCCCGAAAAATGCCGGGAGGGTCGTACCGGTCCCGATCGGGCTGACCCTGACGCCGCTCAATATCAGCATGGCGGACGCGCAGTTCGCGGAGCTCCGGAAGGCAAGCGCCCTGCAGATCGCGGCGGCCTTCGGAATCAAGCCGAACATGATCAACAATTACGACAAGTCTTCATACGCTTCATCTGAGCAGCAGGCCCTCGACTTCCTGGTCAACACCGCATTGATCAGGATCAAGCAGTATGAGGAGGAGATCGACGCCAAGACCCTCGAGCCGCGGGAGGCGGCGGAAAATTATTTTTACAAATTCAATGAAAAGGTAATCCTCAGGGCGGACTCCAAGACACAGATGGAGACCCTCAAGGACGGCGTCAATAACGGCATCTACAAGCCGAACGACGCACGAGACTATCTTGACCTTCCGTGGGATCCGGCCGGAGACAAGCTGATTGTGAACGGCAACTATATCCCGCTCGAGATGGTCGGGCAGCAATACGGAATCTCACAGGAAGGAGGACAGAATGGCACGGATTGACATCAAGGGCGATATCGTCAGCAACGAGATCGGCAAGTTCTATGACTGGTTTAAGTGGGACTGCACCACGCCCCGGAAAGTGGCGGACGTGATCGCGACTGCCGCCCCGGACGAACCGCTCGACGTATATATCAACTCCGGCGGCGGGTACGTCGACGCGGGAAATGAGATCTACTCGACACTGCTCTCCCACCGGGAACGCGTCACAATCCACATCGAGTCGATCGCCGCATCAGCTGCAAGCATCATAGCGATGGCAGGACGCTCGGAGATCTCTCCGGTCGGCATCCTGATGATACACAACGTATCCGGCGGCGCATCGGGCGATTACCACGAGATGGAGAAGACCGCCGAGATCCTTAAGCAGTACAACGCGGCTCTGTGCGCCGCCTACTGCGCGAAGACCGGAAAAAAACTCGATGACATGCTGGCGCTGATGGACCGCGAGACATGGCTCACAGCCGAGCAGGCAGTCAAGATGGGCTTCGTGGACAAGATTATGGAGACGGAAGCTAAGAAAGCCGTGGCGAGCGGTTTCGGCATACGTCTCACAAAAACAGACATGGAGCGCGCCACCAGGGAGATGGCGGCGGCCGAGGAACGCAAAAAAGATATCACAAAAGACCTCATCCTTTTCGGGGTCTGAGAATGAAAAAAGGAGGAACATAACCTTATGAGCAAGAAACTCAGGGAACTGCTTAACCAGATCAACGGCCTCAAGAAGGAGATCTACGACCTTGCCGACGCAGGCAAGCTTGACGAGGCAGAAGAGAAAAAGAAAGAGCTTGTCAACCTGCAGAAAAAGTTCGACCTGCTGAAGGATATCGAGGACAATCAGCTCAGGGACGCAGCTGAGGCGGTTGAGAGAGCGACCGGCGGCGTCATCCCTGTCGATGAGACGTCCGCGCAGAAGGCGGAGAAGAAATTCGCGGCTGCGTTCCGCGGCGGCTTCCGCAATGACCTCAACGAGGGCACAGGGGCTGACGGCGGATATACAGTACCGGAAGACATCGAGACACAGATCCGCAGATATCGCGAGGCAAAGGCAAGCCTGCGCGACGAGGTCGAGGTCGTCCCGGTCACGACACTCTCCGGATCCAGGACGTACCAGAAACGCAGCCAGCACAGAGGCTTCCAGAAGGTCGGCGAGGGCGGCAAGATCGGAAAGAAGAACGCGCCTCAGTTCGAGCGTCTCGACTGGAAGGTCGACAAGTACGGCGGATTTTATCCTGTAACGAACGAGCTGCTTGAAGATTCCGATGCGAACATCACACGCGTCATGGTCGAGTGGATCGGCGAGGAAGGCATCGCCACGGACAACTACCTCATCATCGAGGCTGCCACGGACGGCGAGGCAGTCGCCATCACCGGGCTTGACGATATCAAGTATATCCTCAACGTAGTCCTCGGACAGGCATTCAAACCGACTTCCAAGGTCTATACCAATGATGACGGTCTCCAGTGGCTCGACACACTCAAGGACAGGGACGGCAAGTACCTGCTCACGGCAGACCCGCACACGCCGATGCAGTACACGCTCTCTGCCGGCGCGACAAAGGTCCCGCTCAGGGTCTACCCGAATGCTGTCCTGGTCTCCGACACGGAGACGGAAGGCGTCCGCAAGATCCCGTTCATCATCGGCGACCTGAAGGAAGGCATTGCCCTCTTCGACCGTAAGAAGACCACCCTCAAGCTGACAGACACGGCATCCGCCGGAGATTTCAACGCATTTGAGGAGGACCTGACGCTGATCCGTGCCATCCTGAGGGAAGACATCGAGATCAAGGACGCCAATGCGTTCGTTTACTGCGAGCTCGAGCTGACAGACGCGACCGTTGGCGAGGCTCCGGCAGAGCACACCTACACGGCAGTCGAAAATCCGGAAGGAGACCCGTCCGCGCTCGGCTACTATGTCCTTGAGGACGGCGAATACGTCCTGACGGAGGACACTGTAGTCCAGAGCGGCACTACCTACTACACACGCAACTGACAAGGAGGCACGGCATGAGTGATGTGACGCTAATCGAACTCATCAACCGGCGGCTCGGGAACGTCCCGGAGCTGCTCGAAGTCGAGATCGACAGGGCAGACCTTGAGGCATATATCCGCGACGCGGTGGCCGATATGCGGGGATCCGGTGTCCCTGCGTCGCTCCTGCCGGCCGATCCGGACACTAACAACTATAATGACGAGGCGGCGACATGCATTTTCTGCTATGTCGCTGCCTACTTTGGCACCGACCGGGGGCTGACCAACCGTTATCTGACGCTCTACAGGAACAAGGTCTTCCGGCTGACGCTGGACGAGGAAGAATGACATGGGCATGAGACTGATATCCCTCCCTGTCGGAAAGGGGAGGGTGCAGGATGCGGACGGATTCGTGACGGACTCCGTCGATTACGTCCGGAATATCCGCGCGACTTCCAGGTCGGCGACAGCCGAGGAGGAAACGGTCGCCGCGGCAGACGGCTATACGATATCCAGAGTGTATTCGACCGCCGGCTGCAACTATGGCGGCCAGTCCTTCCTTGTCGACCAGAATGAGGACAGGACATACGACATCAGGCGGGCATCGGACTCCGGCCGTATGGTCTACCTGTACACGGAGGCACGGAAAAATGGCAAAATTCGAGATGCTGAACGGCACTGATGAATTGATCAGCGAGCTCGGGAAGATCGCCAAGGCAAAGGTGGCCCGCGAGATGGTCAAGGCCGCAGCGCCGCTCCTGGTGCAGGAGATGAAGTCAAAGGCAGCCGCACACGTCGAGACGGGCGACATGGCCGCGTCGATCAAGGCATCAGCGCCGCGGTCGACCAGTGACGGGGTCAGTTGCACCGTCACGGCAGAGGGGACAGGCTCCAACGGGACGAGAAACGCCGAAAAGATGGCGTATCTCGAATTCGGCACCTATAAGCAGACCCCGACGCCGGTCGTCACGCCTGCGGTGAATGCCGCGGAGCCTAAGGTCATCGCAAAGATGCAGCAGGTATACGAGGAGAAAATCAAGATATGACGAGCGCATTTGCGGAGATCATCCGGGCGATCAAGCCCTTCGGCATTCCCCACGCACCCGGAAAATACGAGGGGGAAGAAACGGAGAAGTGGTTCACGTACAACTACGCCGATGACCGCGGGAACGCTTTCGCTGACGATGAGCCGGGGGACCGGCTCGTATCCATGCAGCTCCACCTTTTCCTGCCGGAGAGGGAGAATTTTATTTCAATCCGGAGGAAAATCCGGGAGGCTATCTTCTCTACGGGGGAATTCACTTTCCCGGCGTTCACGGATCTGGGGCCGGACGCGACCGGGAAGCGGCACCTTGTTTTTGAGTTCGACGGAATCGAGGAACGGGAAAATGGCATATAAGGGACTTGCGGCGATGGTATACGCCCCGCTTGCGGCGGAGGTGGGCGGCGTGCCGGTATACGGCACGGGCGGCGTGCTCGGGCGCGCCATGAAATACGAGCTCGACCCTGAGTACGAGGACACAGCGGATTACGAAGATCTTAACGACCTTGATCCTCGGCAGGAATTTGTCCGCGCAAAGCTGACGCTGGGAGCGGCGGAGACGTCCGACCCTGCGCTGGTCATGTTCGGGGACACAGCCGAGGAAGGCGGGCTCGTGTCGGTCGACATAAGCCCGGCGACACCGTGCGGGCTCGGGCTTGTCATGCCGGAGGTCTACCGCGGGCGGGTCACGTGGGTGGTGCTCTGGCTCTACAAGGTATTCATTCAGAGCATCAAGGAGTCGGCG